TCGGCTGGTTCATAGCGCCAAGGATGCCCTGAACGCTCGCTGGCGCGGCCATGGGGCCGGCTGCGGCCATGTCTGCGAAGTTATTGACGTTCGGATGCGGTTCCGGTGCGTCGAGATAGGCAGATGGCGTCTGCATGACGCTTGCGAGCGCGCCAGGAGTGCCGTAACGGGCAGCATCAAAGTCGGATGCTACAGGGCCGGCAAAGCGCGACGGATCAAAGCCAGGATCGGCAATGCCCATCCGCTCGCTTGTCGTGGCAAATTCGCCTCCAGGCACGCCAGCATTCGCCATGGGGGCAAACGAGTTCAACGCAGGGCCAAGGCTGGGAAGGTTCTGATCCTGCGTTGCCAGAATTCCCATATTGGCAGACGGGGCGGTAAATTTCGACGCAGGGAAATTGCCGGAAAGAAGACCGGACGTAGAAAATGCAGGATCGAGCGCAGATGCAGGGACGCTGGTGGACGTGACGGCTTGTGCTGGCGCGTTTGTGAGCGACGTGACACCGTTGATGAGCCCGTTATTCTCATATGGCGCATTGATGGCTTGCTGAAGAGGATCAAGACCAACGTTGGATGCCAGCTTTGTCATGTCCGGCCGGATTGCTCCGGTTGCCGTAACGATTGGTCTATTCGCTGGATCGACCATGAAGATGTGGCCGGCACTTTGGTCAACTGCTTGCAAGCCAGTCGGCAAATTCTGCTGTGCCGCCGGAGTTGAATAATAGGTGGCCGAAATGACAGGGCCATTTGTCGCTACATAATCAACAGCGGCCTGCGCCATATCAACGATGGACTGCCCAACGCCAGGAGGCAACGCGTGGTTATAGGCCGAGAACTGATTAGGAGCTGAAACAACATCATCCAGACCGACACCAAGGACGTCGGCTCTGTTCTGGATTACGGACGCGATCCGAACCATGTCGTTCCAGCGCTGCTCGGGGTTTCCCGAGATCGCCTCGCCAGCAATGGTTTCCGCGACTGTTCGTGCTGTGGTCATTGACGCCCTTCCGGGTGAAAACATGCAAAAAACCCGCAAAGATGACCTTGCAGGGTGTAAATCTCGGCTTTTCGTGCTATATAGAGCGGGCCTGTGAGTGGTTGGCGCCACTGCACAAGCCCTAATCAAATGAACCTGTTTCGGAGGCTCAAATGACTGAATCTAGATTATGCACATTCCCCGGCTGCGGCAATAGACACAAAGCCAACGGTTATTGCACGGCCCATAATCACCGCTTCAAGAGATATGGAGATCCATCAATCTCCAAAAGAAACACGCCAGGAACGGCGAGTGCCTATCTGAGAGATGTCGTAACCCCATATCAGGGTAATGAATGCATCATTTGGCCGTTTTACCGTATGCCAGACGGCAGAGCCGAATTGACGATTGGCGGCAAAACGAGAATGGTGGCGAGATACGTGTGCGAACAGGTAAACGGGCGGCCACCGACGCCAGATCATCAAGCCGCACACTCATGCGGTAAAGGAAACGATGGCTGCGTAACGCCAAAGCACCTTTCGTGGAAGACTAGAAGCGAAAACGAGATGGACAAATTTGAACATGGCACTCGCGTTCGAGGGTCAGCACATTCGTGGTCGAAACTTACCGAAGATGATGTTATCAAAATCAGACAAATGGCGGGGGCACTAAGTCAAGGCAGGATAGCGAAAATGTTTGGGCTAAGGCAATCAACAGTCTCACAGATAATCTCCCGCCAACGGTGGAGCCACTTGCCATGAAGTATTTGTTATGCGCTGCATTGGCATTTCTGCCCGCGCAGGCGTTTGCTTTGACGATGGAATGTCACAGCTATAAGGCTTGGCATGACGATGCCCTGAAACTCGAAGAGCGCCGCGCTGATTATGTCGTCACATCCGAACAAGGATCAGAGACGTACATCAAAACCGTCTCGAAAAATTTCGGCGTCCTGATCGATGCCGGGGTTAACGATCAGAAGGAAATGCACCTGTTCGTACATGACAGCATTTCTGGCATTCCGGTGGTCATCGTGGATTCGATGATCTTTGTTCCAACTTGCTATCAATGGGATGCGAAAGCACCTAAAGCCGAAGTCCCTGCGTCTCAGATGTGGTTTCTGAGCAAGAAGCGCTGGCCTTGATGAGGAAACTGCTTTTCCTACGAAACGTACTGTTTCTTGCCGCCGCAGAGGTTTTCCTATTTAGTTCCGGCCACTATCATAGCCGAGGCGCCTTGGACTGGTTAGCGCTTGCTGCTTTCACCCTGCTACTGAGCTGGCTCCTCTTGCCGAGTTTGCGAAACGACAGCGGGTTGAAGGACCATTTGAGCAACGGTTTGCCTCTGCGCTGCGGTCAAGTTACGAAGCGCTGCCTGCGCTTGCTGTCTCGCGGCTTGAGTTCCACCAGCCCTGATTAACTCATCAAGAGCGGCAACGGCATTTATTACACTTCGGTCAGCAACCGTTTTTGCTGCCAATCCCCCTAGTGAAGCAACACCAAATGTCGGGTTGACCATCGCGCCACCGATACCTAGGGCAGCCATAAGCCCGTTACCCTGCGGAGATAGTTTCCCCGCCAAACGCAAGAAATTCTGCCCTGGAGTGCCTCGCACGATTTCCTCAATGGCCTGATGTTCTGCTGGCGTAAGATTGCGCATCCGCTGATTTGAGGTTGGGTCTATGAAACGACGCAAATTCTGCCGCGTGGCGTTCTCGACGTTGCCCCCAGAGCCAGTAGACGCGGCCCTTAGTTGGGCCGCTTCCACGGCGTTGACAAACCGTTCATTCTTAGCCACTCGGGTCCAAAGCTGCCGTGCTTGCTGTAGTGCAGCAACACCCTGACGCTGGTTGCCAGTCAATACATCTGCAGGGCGAAGTCCATTAATAAAATGGTCGATATTATCGATCACAAGATTTCCAGCTGCGGCCTCAGAGCGGTTGTTGCTCATGCGAGCATTGTTGGCAACGCGGCGGATAAGATCTAGCCCTCGCAAGGTGACGTTTCCTTGCGAGGCATCGTTGAGCCTAGTCAACACCGCGGCAATGCCCGGCTGTAGTGCTGGGTCGTAGCCAAAGTTTGCCAAATCATTTTGCACAGCTTGATTTAGGCGCTGCACAGCTTGCGGGGTGACAATCACGCCTGCATGATCCGCTGCATCATAAGCATTATGTGCCTGCGTCCGAAGTTGATCAAGGCTAGGAACATTGCTCGCGCGCCGCGGCAAAACACGACTGGCAACGGCACTAATGGTATCTCCAACGACAGAGCCAACAGGACCTGCAATTGCCCCGGTAATAGCTCCCTTCTTAACGTCAGTGTCATTTCCAAGAGCATCAATAGTACCATACGCCGCACCTTCTGGCGCCATTACGGCTGCTCTGGTCAGCGTGCCTGCCAAGCCCGGTGCAGCAATGCGACCAGCAAGAGTTGCTCCACTGCGCGCAAGAGCACCGCCGGTCATAACCCCGCCAATAATTTCCGTTGGGAGGGCAGCTAGTCCAGCGCGATCACGCGCTGCCTGCGTCTTGCTGCGTTCACTGGCTACGTTTTCTTTGTATTTGTCGTCGCCGCCAGTTATCATATTGCCGATTACATCGGCGGCGGCTTGCGCCGGGTTGACCATGTTCAAAATGGCATGCGCCTTATCTAGAATGCCATCCTGCTTAGTCGGGTCGGAAACCGCATTAATTTTATCGGAAAATCCGAACGTCGCACCTGTTCCTAAGAGCCTAGCCTCATCCTGCGCTGCCTGCATAGCCTGCTGATACCATGGCTTTTGGTCGTATGCTTCTTGCCTTCCCTCTGCCGTCTGTTGTTGGACTTGTGCATCATCTGCTTGTCGACGGTCAGCACCAAGCCTTATATCTGGCGTGTCTGCTTGTGCAGCAGGCGCAACGCCGATCGACTTGGCGATCTCATCAACCGTATCGGCCTGCTGTTCTGGCGTTAGCGAGAGAAAAGAGTCGTCGACTGTGACGTTCTTGCCCTCAATATTGAGAACTGTCATTGCTGCGGCACCACAGAAAATTTGATCCCCGATTTCGTAACACCTGAATTGATGTTAGCCGGATTGGTGACGTTCGGGTTCATCATCGGGTTACGCGTCTGGTCAGCAGCGCCGCCAAGACCGGCCTTGATAGAGTCAAGGATGGTTTTGCGCGCATCGGCCTTTGCCTTCAAAGTGGTCGCATCATCCCCAGGCTGCGGCAGATAAATCTTGCCGTAGGTGGAAATTTCCTCTGGGGTAATGGCGCCGCCAGAATCCTTGCGCAGGACAACGGCAAGAAAGTCGCGGCCTGCCCTTTCGGCCTTCTGATATGTATCGCTTTTGAGATAATTGCCAGGAACGCCAAGCTTGTCAGCCGTATAGCCGCCAATGCTTGTAAGCTCGTTGCCAACGTCATCAAGTTCCTTATTGGCGGCATCTCCACGCTCAAGCCAGCCGATGTTCTTAGACTGGTCCTCAGTAAGTTTCTGAGGGGTGTTGATATCGCCCTGGACAAGACGAAAGCCGCCCTTACCATCGCTTTCGATCGTCATCCCAGACTTTTTGTAGTGAGAAATGATCGCCTGGTTCCACTCAGGCGTACCCGGCTTCAGGCCGGCCGAGACCATATCCTTTTGGAAAGCGGTCATATTGTTGTCTGTAGCCATATCGGCCGGCGGCTTGATCCATTCCTGCGTATCCGGGTTGAAAAGCAGCCCGCCAACACTTTTATAATCTGGCTTTTTTGGCTGAGAGAAGTCGGCGGCGACTTTAATCCCATCGGGGGAATTTGTCTGAACAATCCTGCCGTCCACGACCATATATTTCGGCTTAGCGGCTTCCGCCTCAGCCTGCTTGCGCTTCAGCATTTCGCCATAGGCAAGAGCCGGCGTCATTGCGCCGATGGAGACAGCGTTCGCTAGATCAGGATATGGCTGGAGCGCGGCAACGGTCTGGTTTTTCTCTGCGTCAGCCTTCTGCTTTTCGACCTGTGCCGCAACGGCCTGATTTGCCCCGAGGCCAGCATTCGCAAGCTGATCGGCCCACGTATTGCCTGAAAGCAAGCCGGTCCCGATCGCCGTCAAAAGCTGCGGCGAGAACTTCGAATTCGGATCGTTGAACAGGATCGGCATTTACTGCCCTCCGAAGCGAGCGCGAAGCATTGCCATAACCTGCGGCGACAAACCGGATGGCGCGCCCATCTGTGGCTGTTGGCCAAGCATCATCTGTGGCTGCATTGGCTGTTGCATCTGCTGCGGGATCGGGCCTTGAATACCGGGCATCGGCATTTGCATCTGACCAGCATTCGGCATCATCTGCGGCGCTTGAACCTGCATGCCGGGGCGTGCGTTCTGCGGCTGTCTCGCACCTCCAAGATAGGGAGCAGAAGAGACAGAACCGGGGTTGTAGTGGCCAGTGTCAAAACCGCCGCCGCCATTGTTGCCGCCGCCATTATTGGTATTGTCGCCGCCCTTTCCATCGTTGCCGCCGTTGTTATTGCCGGTCTGGTCATTGTTCGGATAGCCGAGCGCGTTGGGCGTAAAGCGCATGCCGGAATAGGTATCTCCGAGAATACCATTCCACTGCTTCAGACCGCCGCCGAAGCCTTGATTAAGCTGCTGTGCGAGGGCGTTGCGCTGACCGGGAAGGAATGCAGAGAGAATTCCCATGGGAGGGGTGTTGCCGCCGCCAGCTCCAGCACCGCCCAGATACCTGAAGCCCTTGCCTTCAAGATCAGGCCCGCCGATCGTGCCAGGGGAATGCCATTTGCCGGGGTCGCGGTCGTGTGTCAGAGTTACCGGGTTTACAGCCATGGGATTTTCCTTAAATCAGACCGAGAGTGCCGAGCAGGCCAGCGCCCGTTGCAACGCCGCCCAAGCCTTGCAGCCATGGATTAGGCCCCGGTGCCACGGTGACGCCAGTCGTATCCTTGAACTGACCATTCAGCCCCGCTACGCCAATCAGGCGATTGAGTGCATCCCATGGCGCGTTCTGCTGCGCCGCGAAGATGCGCGACCGATCATTGATCATGTCAGCGTATTTTTGGTCATAGGCCGAGCCGATGCCGAGGCGCGTCTGTTCCGGCGCCTGCATGCCCTGATAGGCTTGCGTCATATTGCCGAGACCGGCCTGACCTGCGTTGAACAGCGAGGACGAAAGCCCCTGCCTGTTCTGTACGCCCTGCTGGCCAAGAGCGTTGATCGCGCCGCCGAAACCTTGGACGTTGCCCAAGCCCTGCTGCGAGAGCGAGGCCATGTTCTGATTGGCGGCATCGTGCCGGCCGAGCCAGTTGTTGTAATCGTTGTAGCGGAAGTTATTGCTGAGATCGCCAATCTTCTGCGCCAGGACGCCTTCATGTACGCCGGAACCATATCGGCCATTTGCAGCGGCATTGAGGTTTACCGCGTTTGTGGCATCCCTGATTTCAGAGTTGAGGACGCCCTTTGCGCCGGGGTTGGCATTGAGGCTATAATCCGAGTTCGCGAGCTGGCGATAATTCTGAAGCGCCTGATCCTGCGTATTGGTGAGACCATTGTTCCCCAATCCCTGCAATTGCTGCTGGAAGCGGTTCATCACATTGTCTTGTGCGCCTGTCAGACCATTTCCGCCAAGTTGGCGAAGCTGGTTCTGCATGTTGTTGAGCGAACCAGACTGATAGTTGTTGAAGCCGCCGTTATTGATGATGTCCTGCAGATTTCCTTGCAGGCCCTTGGCGCCGGAATTCTGATCGGCGATCTTGTTCAGGTTGCCATATGCCTGCGTGTCATAGGACGAGAACGGGATGACGTGCGAGCTCGTATCGACCTGATTTCCGACGCCGCCCATATACATCCTGTAGGCATCTTTCAGCCCCTGGTCGATGAGCTTGACTGATCCCGGATATGGTTTCGCAGTGGTGTTTGTCGTGGTTTCTTGTGTTCCGCCAGGCATCTAAATCTCCACCGCTACGGTGCATCTGATCATGCGCACCTGTGGGAGGTGCTTCTTCAATTTCTCGAAGAGGATTGTTCGGCCAGAGGCCATCAACTGCCTCGCGCCGCCTGCCTTTGCAGTAACCGAGGCACGTTCGAACAAGGCTGTTACCCAGTCTTCGCCCGTCCGCATCTTGCCGTTCATGCCAACGAGCATGAGACAGACGAAGTTGGCTTCCTCGAAGCGCCAGACAGACGCGCCAACGATGGTAGTCCCCTCATGCACCACGATGAGAAAGCCGGCGCCGGAGCGGCACATGACCCACAGTTCGGCAGCCGTGAAAAACGTAGGCGTCTTTTCTATGCACTTGATGATGTCTGCCGATATGAGCGGCCACAGGCCATCCACATCGGTCTGTTTGGCGACCGTGGCGCAGATCACTTACTTCCCATCCAGCCGACGTTGGCGCCGCCAGTTCCAGAGATGCCGATGTTCTTGTTTTCCTTGACCGGGAGATGATCGATCATGACCGCAACGACGCTGATACGATCAGCAGCGCCGGCCTGAACCTTCAGTTTCTGGCTTGTTCCCGTCCCATCCAGATATCTGATCTTGGGATGGAAATCAGTGATGAAGATCGTAGTGTTTGCCGCCATTACGACGGCGTTGTAGATTGGGAAATCCGTTGCCCCATCATTGTAGATCAACGTAAATGCAGTCGATGCGGCGCAGGAAATCGCCATGCTTTCGAGCGTCTTTACCTCTTTCGAGGCGCAATCAACGAGCGTATGTACAGAGTTGTCCGCCAGGTTCTTACGATAGACGACGCGCGGATCATCGGTGAGCGACGTAATCATGATTTACCGGACCCTACGACATCCAAGTCAACGCCCTGGTAGATCGTCCAAGACTCGCCCGATGGAATGGTGACAGTGGCCTTGTGCACGCGCCCGTCGCCCCTCAGCGGCAAGAAGCGCGTCCTCGCCGATGGGCTAACGCCATTGCGTGCCCTGAACGCCTGCCCCTTGTAATCCGCCGTGGCGAGCGTGACCGTGTAATTGGCGGCATCCCCATCCAGTCTGCCACCATTGACAAAGGCCCTGTCTGTGCCGTTCAACGATGCTTCGTTTGTCTCTATCGTGGCTTCCATCGCCGGGCCGGTGAGCATGGCCAGAGAGCCTTCTGACGTAACCCCGCCGAACACCAGCGAGCCGCCGTCGAAGATGGCAGAGCCCCACGTTACGTTTGCGAGATCAGCAATGGTCGGGAACACGGTATCAAGCTGACCGATCGTCAGGCCGACAGTTTCCAGCTTGAACGGGTCGGCCAAATCGGCATCCGATTGCGTCCACTGGTCCAATTGCCAATGATAGATCAGCAGCAGGTATGTCCCGTCATTCTTCTGCACGCGAAACAGCACGATCTTGCGGCTGAAGTCTGCGGCGCCAACCATGGCTTGCCGCGCGTCCTCATCGCAGACTTCGAGGATGTAGCGGTCCACCCTTTCAGCGCCGATCGGCTGCATGTTGAGGCCGCGAAAGAAGCCGTCCTGGCAGTAGACGACGAAATCGTCTTGCCCAATCAGGACCGCCGACCATTTTGCCGGCGAGCCGCGGTAGCCGTTCAACTGCGTGCGGCGAAAAACATACTCCGAGTCAGGGAAGTTCATGATCTCGAACTTGTCCCGCTGGATAATCAACGCGCCGCTTGAGATTGGCAGTATCCGTTGAACCCCATTGCCGTCGCCAAATGGCTGTACATCTGAAAAGCGAATGCCAATATCATTTGAAGTCGGGTCATCAAGCGCAGACCATTGGATTGAATTGTCTGGCAGCGCCCGCATCGGGAAATCGGCAACAACAGCGGCATCCGTAGCGATAGGTGCCGTGGCATTGTCCGAAAATACGGTATCCACCCCGATTTCAAACATTTGCTCTGGATCGAGGCCGTTGCCGCAATAGAGCGTGTTTCCATACAGGAAGAAATACCAGCGATCTTCGCATGTGTATGGTGCCGATGCCCCGGAAACATCCTTCCAAATCTGCGAGGTGAAATCGAATTGGTATAGCTTTGTACGAGTGCCGACGAATATGCGTGTCGTCCCATCCAAGAGCCGGACAAACACGCCGCCGAGCGACGGTGATGGCAGGAACAATTCATCTGTCGCGCCAAGCGTGCCGGTGATAAGCTCAATCAGGACGTTTCCAAGTTCATCCGTGAGCGCCACACCGTTTTCATCCACCAATACCCGGATCAGCGGGTTTTGATCGGCCGGCGCCGGCATCGGTGCCCAGCCATCGGCAACGGGCAGCACGTTCATGATATTGCTTGACGCAGCCATATCGTACCGGCTTTTGTCCGGTTCGAAGCGCGCGGCGGGGACTTTCACCATGTCAGGCGACCGTTATCCCGCGCACCCGGCTAGGCGCATAGGCATAGTTTCCAAGTTCGTTTGTGGTCATCAGGCCTGAAACGAGCGTCCTGAGCATCGCCGCGCTGCGGCTTTGCAAACCGTCCCACTGCTCGATCATGGCGACGTTGAACAGCGCTCCATGAAGATAAATCAGAGGATGCGCGGTCAGCAGCCAATTCGTGTCAACATCATCCACCAATTCAGGGATTTTCTGATAATAGGTCAATTCGACATCGCTAGACGTAAGCGGGAGCGTATAGAGCGACGAACCAATGATGGTGAAGTTGCACGATGAGCCTGATCCTCTATCAGGATATAGATCATCCGAGATGCTTGGCGTGATGTACGACAATTCACGGCGGAGAGACGAAGGCACTGTGACGCGCCGGTATTGCAGATAATCTGTTGGCAGCGTGCAGATGCCGTTTGTCGGCGTGAGAGTAGTCACCGTTTCCATCTCGCGCACGCGAAGCGGAGACATTTCTTCCGAGCCATAATTGAGCATGTGCGTGGTCATCTGCACCACGTCAGCCAACTGGTCATCAAGCGTATTGCCGAGATCGGCCCATACGTTGATGGCCGTCTTCAGGCTCGCAAGATCAGTGATTGCCATCAGATATGACCTCGGAAGGTGCGGAACGGCCTGGCCTGCTCATGGTTGAGCCACCAGCGGAGATGATCTTCATCGCCTTCGCGCATTTTCTTGGCGATTTCGCTTTGCTCGCTGTAGAGCACGTTGAGCGGGATGCGTGCGACAACCCGGCCGTCTCCAAAACGCTTTCCGTAGGAGTCGTTGAGAAGTTCCTGATTGTCGGCAATAAGCCGCTCTTCGCCGATGAATTCCGTCTTCAGTGCGTAGCTGCCGTTGTCGTCAATGACGCAACGATAGCGCCGGTATTCAGGCGTGATCTCGATCAATTCCCAAGCGCTATCGGGAATTCGCTTGGGATCAATAGATTGGGTCATTGCGCACCGCGATGCCCTTGGCCATCATGTCGAGCGCTTCGGCCTTGTCTACCTCGATTGCAGTGCCGGCGAAAACCTTGGTCCGCTGCTCGACCGTTGGCTTTACGCCGCCGATGAGGAATTCATTGATCGGATGATAATTGCGGACCAGCATGACGGGGAAAAGCTTGGGCTCATCTGCAGCCTTCGTCTCCCTGATCACGGACACTTCTTCGGTGATCTTGTCTTCGGTAGCCATGGTATCGTCTGCCTTTTCTGCTTTCGGCGGCCGGCCGCGGCGCGCCCTGATTTCTTCGGTGATCTTGTCTTCGGTCATTGGGTTTCTCCCTAAAGAAAAAGGAGGAGCCGAAGCCCCTCCCTGAGGTGATAATAGCGTGCGTCACTACGCCTTTTTCTTTCGTCGGCTAGCGATCAAGCGAGCCCTTATCTCCGGGTCAGACCACATCTTGCGTCGACCCTCATCCAATGTCTTCTTTCGGATTGCTGCATATTCTGGCGTGTTGCGCCGGTTCTGTGATTGCGTTTTCGGGTCTGACCACCGGCAATTCTCAGGCTCATAATTACCGTCAACGTTGATCCTGTCGAGGCTCGTTCCCTTAGGCCGTTTACCCATGTCGCTTATGAAAGCTTGAAAGCCTGACTTACCCGTCCATCTATCGCAGACCTTAATCCCGCGACCGCCATACAAATGGAAGTTAGGTGCAGTTGGAGAACAACACCGCTGCAACATTGACCGCCAAGACTTGTATTCGGTTGATTGCGACAGAGTCTTCTTCGCCCGAAGCGTGTTGCTGATGCCGAGAGATGATCTCTTTACGCATCCACAGGAAATCGTGAGGCCTAAGCGGGTGCTGGGGATGACGGTTTCATTCCCGCAGTCACACACGCATAACCATAGCCTCTTCCCGCTTCTATACCCGACATCCTCTAATGCGGTCAGCATGCCCTTCTTAATGCCCGAAAGATCATACGCTATTGCTGGCATGTAGCCACCCCCATGGGACCGTTTAATATGTCAACGGTGTACCATGGGAGCGAAATTTTGTCAACTAAATCATACGGCTGCGGAAAATGGCGTCGCTTCCGTCCCGGTTGCAGAGCCGTAGACTTGCACGGACCAGATGCCGGATGAGACATCGCGAAGGACGATAAGGTCGCCCTTGATGCCGCCCGTGGTCGTGCCATTCATGGTGATGGTGTCATCGGTGGCACCAGTTTCCCACGCGTTCGATGTCGAGCCGCCGTCCGCGGCCTGCCAGCAGATACCGGACATGATATCTGTGGTGTTGGCGACCTGCACGATCAGGCTGTTCGAGGTGATCGTGGTACCCACGAAGATTTCGAACCGCATGCCGCCGCCAGCCGAAGCAGGCAGGGTAAGCGTGGAGCCGGCCGCACGGTTTACGGTGATAACGCCGCCGGAGTCGTTGCGGTTGAGCGTGCGGGTTGCCGCGGTGACGTTGATAGGCTGGAAGATATCCATGGAAGCACCTCCTTACGATGCAGAAGTGAAGCCATAGACGTCAGCAACGACGCCGTGGGCCGCTTCGTTCTTGATGACCAACGTGTATTCCGTGTTGAGCACCTTTTGCGTTGCATCCGACGTTTCGGCCGGAGTGCGCTGGTCGATAGGGCGGAGAACGCCCTGGGAAACCATCGTCGCATCGATCAGGAAGACGTTGCGGCAATATGCGGCGCCAGCACGGGCCATCTGCCGGTTCGGGACAACCATGAGGGTGCCGAAGTCAGAGAGATAGGTATCCGCCGCTGCAATGATGGTGGTCTGGCTGGCCTTCGGCGTTTCGTAGCGCTGAGGAGCGACTGACGAGTCAGCCATGAAGCCGGAGAACACGCCCTTGCAGTACGGTGACATCATCGCAGTGCGAGGATTGCCGCCGGACACATAGGTCGTGCGGATCGTGCTATCCAGCAAAGCCTTGGTAAAGGCGCGCTGCGTGCCGTTCGTTGCCGCGTCAACGACGTTTGTGGACGAGTTGAAGCCGCCGGATGCACCGCCGGAGCCGAGATCGTCATTCGATGCCAGCCATGCACGGAAGGCGCCGAGCGTGCGGTTGGTCGCCGCGTTGCCAGAGCCGGCAGACGAAGCTTGGTTGGACAGCAGGATGACTTCCTGGTCTATCTTCAGCTCGACGCCCTTCTTCGACAGCTCGCGGGCGATCTCGGACTTGCGACCAGCCTTCGCCACCACTTCCTGAGTGTTGGTGATGGAGATAGTCTTTTCCGAAATCTGGCAATAATTGCCGACGCGGGTCGTGGGGGAAGTCGCAGCGAACGACCAACTGTTGCCTTCAGGCACGTTGTTGCTCGGGTTCGGAGCGGCGAGAGCGTCGGTCTGCCATTCCGGCTTGATCCCCGTCACCTTCTCGCGGCCGATGAGCGACAAGAACGGTGTTTCTTCGG